AACTAAATCCTTTCCTTTTTGTAAGTAGACGTTTTGATACATATGTTATAAAGATACAATAAATTATCTTAACTACAAAATTATTTAATCTTTAATTTGAATTTCTTTCCGGATGGGATTGAATATACTGCAAAGATAGGCGTTACTTGAAATTGTAAATCTCGCATTCTATTTGTATATGATTGCCACATTTGTTTTTCTAAATAAGCAATTGTCATATGTGGTCTGTAATCTGTAAATTCGTTTGAGTTTGGTAGTTTGCTTAATAGATGATGTGCTTTTTCTAATCCATCACCAACTGCATCCATTTTTAATACATCATAATTATCACTTTCAAAAACTGAAACATTACTTAGTTGTATATCCCCAAAATGAATCCTATCTAATAATTGTTGAACTATTTGTGGAGTTACGTTAGAATGTAATCCATATAACAAAGTGACGTGGGGTTCTGTTTCTTTACCATACTTACCACTACCATCATCGTAAATATCTTTATCATCTATAATACCGGTGAGTTGACTTTCGTTAAAATCAAAGTATAACATTACACAGCCATATTCGTAAGGGCCGTTTTTAATTTCTTTAAGTATCTTTCTTAATTTAATCACGATACTTTATAATCTTCTTTTAATTTTTCTAAGAATTTTTGAATTCCTTTATTATGATTTTTTTTCCAATCATTTGCATCACCATTATCTGAAATAAATTTATATGAAACAAAATCAAAACCATATATTTTACATACTTTTGCAATTGAGTATGCTTCCATATCACATACTGAACGTTTTGTATTACTTTGAAACGTATCAGTTGTAAAACATACATCACTATTACCAAATGTTAAAATTCCTGCTTCTAATTTGGGATAAATTATATCATCAAATGGAGTAACATATTTTTTTGCAAATTGTTTAGTATCTATATCACCTTGTTGAAATTGTAAACATTTAATAAGTTCACCAATTTTATAATCAGATGAACCAGCTGAACCAAAGTTTATTACGATTGTTTCAGTTGGTGATAAATCTTTTAATATCTCAGTTGCTTTAATTGCTGCATTTACTTTACCAACTCCGGTGTATATAACATCCACTCCCATCGGTTCTAATCCTTTTGGAAACTCACTTGGTAATGCAACAAACAATTTTATTCTCATACTCATAAATATAACATTTTTGCTGTAAGGGATGGATTCGAACCACCACAGGGAGATTCGGAAAGTAACATTGATGCTTGCAAGCTGGTGGTCAACCCCATATTACTTTTCTATTTCTTAATCCCTATCCTCGAGACGAGAGGACATGTCTGCCAAATTTCAACACCTTACAATTTTTTATCTTTTACAATGTTAAATGTTGCATTATGAAAGATTCGGATTTGGTCAGAACGATAGTGCCTAACTATACCACCTTCACACAATACAACACACCAAATATCATTTTCCAAAGTACCACCATCGGTAACATAGATAGCGTAACCATCTTTGTCATTTTCAACCACTACGGGTATTGGTTTTTGAAATTCTAACATCATACAAATAAATATGAACTAACTCACTGGAAACCTTATAATTGAATTTAATCAACTTATGGGTTAAGTACTCCGTCTATGTTAGTTCCTCGTACTCCAAGTTTGCGGAGAGAGTAGGATTCGAACCCACGGACCTTTGACAGTCTCCTGATTTCAAGTCAGGTGCAATAGACCAACTCTACCATCTCTCCAATATACTAATAGATATGTGCCTCTTCGTTTCTGAATGCGTCTCTTAAATCTAATTTACTTTGTCTTCTTCTAGCTTCCTCTGCTTCTCTATACCAACGCATCCAAGTCAATGATACATCAACCGGTGCTAATACCCATGCCATTACAATAACCATAATAGTATCCATTTCAGGAGAACCACCGGTTGGGTCATTTGAATATCGTTTGTTTAAATTTTTGTATAACTGATAGAAACAATAGATAACACAAATTACATAATAACTAACTAACATAACTTTCTTTTTTAGGTTTTATTAAAATTTTAACACTTTCTTCTTTAATATGAGGATTTACTTTTATTGTTGTTGCTCCACTTTTTTTATCATGCATAAACACATAACTATGAACTTCTTTACCTACTAATTTTGCAATATTTTCTTTTGTAATCTCCATTGTTCATTAAATATACAAAAAATAAATTATACTACCAAATTTAATAAACTATTTGTGGGAAAGAATGGATTTGAACCAGTGACCTTCGCATTATGAGTGCGCTGCTCTAACCATCTGAGCTACATTCCCATTAAAAAAATAAGCAGGTGTGGAATCACCTACTTATATAGTGAATGAGAAACTTCTGAATCTCTTGCGGCTATATCACCAAAGCCCATGTGGAGGATAACGGATTCGAACCGTTGACCCCTTCGGTGCAAGCGAAGTGCTCTAGCCAACTGAGCTAATCCCCCATAATGTAATGGCTGTGCGGTTTGTGTCCGGGTTTTCCCAAGTTTCCATTTCATTCTTAGCGTCTGTTCCGCCATTCATTTCTGAATCATTACATTGTGAACGGGATAGGATTCGAACCTATGGCCAACAGATTAGAAATCTGTTGCTCTATCCAACTGAGCTACCCATCCAATAAGTTGTTTCAACTTGCAAGTTTACTCTTAACATTTCTTTCTCTACAACGTCTGAATTTAATCACATTTGTAGTCCGAATGTTGCCTTGGGTAATTACTCCATGCATCTATGTAACTCTATATACCTTACCTTGTCAATAGGTGTGTTAAGTGTATGAAACAACTTGCGGAGTGTACGGGACTCGAACCCGTGGGCTTCGCCGTGACAGGGCGACATGATAACCAACTTCACTAACACTCCATTTTGAGCCCAAGGATGGATTCGAACCTCCGACCTAATCATTACAAATGACTTGCTCTACCAGCTGAGCTACTCGGGCTATTGTACTCAGTACGGGATTCGAACCCGTATTACATCCGTGAAAGGGATGTGACCTAACCCTTAGTCGAACTGAGCTTTTAAGGAAAGTAAAAGATGGGTGCGTGGACGATTACTTTTATGATTGGCATTACTTTGGTTTTAACCCCCTCACTCCACGATTTCTCATTTTGTTTCCCCAATCAACCTTATATGTTAAATATACAACAATTTTTCCTATATACCAAAAAATTGCCCTCAAAAAAATTTTTGGACTTTTGATAAAAAGTGAAAAAAGTACATTTTGTGCCGGTAATAGGATTCGAACCTATAATTGGACAGTTTCTAAGGCTGTTGTGTATACCATTTCCACCATACGGGCATTTATTGCGGAAAGTGTGAGATTCGAACTCACGGACCTTTAACAGTCGGCAGTTTAGTAAACTGCTGGTTTCAACCACTCACCCAACTTTCCTATTTGGGTCAAAGGACGGTATCGAACCGACTTATCCGGCTCCACAAACCGGCGCATCACCTTAATGCTTCTAAGACCATATGTGGAATCGAACCACTTTCCCAACTCTTACGTTAGGCGATACTCCTTTATCCTTTGTCGAGGTGTGTATTGGATTCGAACCAATGTTAGAGGTTTTGCAGACCTCCACCTAACCACTCGGACAACTCACCTTATTGTAGTTTCAGTAGGATTCGAACCTACACTCTAACATTCGTAGTGTTATGTGATAATCCATTTCACTATGAAACTATTTGCACGCAGTGAAGGAATTGAACCCTCTCCTTTGGTTTTGGAGACCAATTGGCTGCCATAGCCTACCACGCGTTTTGTAGGAATAACAAGATTCGAACTTGTGACATCTAACGTATCAGATTAGCACTCTACCAGCTGAGTTATATTCCTATATGTTGGGAATGCAGGATTCGAACCTACGGCCTCTAGCTCCCAAAGCTAGCGCGATACCGGACTACGCTAATTCCCATTTTTGTTATCGGACCTGGACTTGAACCAAAACTAATAGAATCAAAATCTATTGTGCTGCCAATTACACCATCCGACAATTTGAGCAGATGAGAGGAATCGAACCTCCGTCTCCTACTTGGAAGGAAGGAGTAATGACCATTATACGACATCTGCATATCAAATAAACAATTGAGGGAAGGGAGAATTACGATATCTCGACCTGATGATTAACAGTCATCTGCTCTGCCGCTGAGCTACCTTCCCAAAAACAAAAAACCCCAACTAATTAAAGTCAGGGTTTTCTAAAATTCTTAATATAAATCTAGCCTAACTTTACATATCTCTGCCACCCCAAATCTGATTCGGTGTGCTACAAAGTGTATGTAATGTTAATGCTTTCATTTGTTATAAATATAATCGAATTAAAAAAGTAATCAATCTTCAAAATACGCCACGTCAAGTCATGCTCCGGTTAATACTAGCCTCGATGAATTACTTTCTGCTATCATTATTGGAATCGAACCAATATTAACCATTATGATAAAATAAAATAGGGATGAGAATACTCCATATTGTGAACCAGCTTTAGAAAGATTATTAGTTCCTTCCGTTTCCACTACCTTTTGAGTAGTACCAATTCAATGTGGATGATTTAAGACTATCAGTCTATAAGTTGCCGATTACTCTCTACTTACTTATTTTCTTTAAGCCTCGCAGCCTAATTAATTCTTGCGGAATTAGAAACCTTTCGATAGAATCACAGACTTCTTGCGGAAGTATCGTGGCTAAGAACAGCTCTTAACTATGTACACACCTTTCACCTGCAACTGGTAAACACTTAAGCTTAATTTTTAATTTTGAGTTTTACACCAAAGTAAAATTGAGTTTTAGTTTATAGAATTATTCAGGTAGTGGTTTACCACTAGCTCCCCCAACTTTTGGTCGAGAGAATACTAAACTACCCGATGCAATATCCCTACTGCGTTATTTTGAGTCATCTTCATTGAGTAGTTTTGGTAAACTAGTTCAAAGGATAGTAACAGCACCACCTGTACACAGTCTTATCTTACGTCCTTTCGGATGGTTTGATGTTAAGACCACTCTGATAATGAATACCGCAATGATGCAGAGGGATTAAGTCTACATTTCTTACTGATATTCTATGGGTTATTCTTATTGGTGTTCCCACCTCAATTAGAGTATCTATAATACCCCAATTATTCTGACTGTTCCGATATAGTGTTACCCTTTCGTACAAAGCCTAAATAATATCCCACTTGCATACTTGAGTTAGTCTCTCCTTACGGGGAAAGTAACCGCAGATGTATCACTTAATACACCCACTTTATCCTTGTTTCCAAGTTTATTTAACGACCATATGCGGCCGGTATTTACTATGTAGAACAAGTCTACTATGTAAAGATTTTAATAATTTAAAGAACTTCTATGAGTGTTACCCCATTGTTTTATAAATATACAATAATTTTTTCAAACTACCAAATATTTTAAAACTTTTTTTCCTAAGATTGAATACCGAGTATCTTTCATCACCTATAAGTTCCAATCTTATATAGTAAAGATACATCAAAGTTTTCAATCTACCAAATTTCTTTGGGGATTTTTTTATTAGGGTGTCCGGCTTTCTTCCGTACTGCGTACGTCACTCAATCGGTTTTATTAGTTGATGGCTTCAACCCTAACATTTGTTGCGATGGGAAGATTCGAACTTCCGACCTCTAGGTTATGAGCCTAGCGAGCTACCTCTGCTACTACATCGCGATATTGGTGGAGATGAAGGGAGTCGAACCCTTGTCTTACAAAGTAATCATAATACCAGCATGTCACACGTTTAGAATAAAGTTTTAATCTTACTAACTTTTCAAAAGAATTGAGGCTGTATGGTTAGTACAACGGTCCACCATCAGTTTTTAGGGATTTAACTGAAAACCATTTTCACATTCTATTTAAATTCCCATGATGTGTACGGGAGAGATTAGGCTGCTACAGCGTAATCAGCACCGATGAAATCCATTAAGGAATCAAAGGTCATAGTTGACATTTCGTCAGTTATTGTTTTGTGCAGATTTAAGGAGAACTAGCACTTCTCTCCACGTGTGATACTACAATTCTCATTGTAATCAATTCCAAAGCATCCCCATTATTTCAATGAACTTAATTAAAGATACAACAATTTATTTAATCTACCAAATTTTTTGGGAAGTTTAATATAAGTTGTTGATAATCAATCAGTTATATATATTAGTATCTTGTAAAACCAATTGTTGCTCTTTGCTCTTTACTCTTATCTTGTTGGTTATCAATGTTATAAATCTCCGCTAATGTTAATCCTTCCTTAGCTTCCGTTTGTTTATTCAACTTCTTTAATAAAGTTTGAGTATCATCTAAACTTAGCTTACCAAACTTATGTTCTGCAATTAATCTACCCTTTCTCAATAATGCACTATCAATTTTCTCCTTATCCATATTGAAAGTTGCAATTACATGTATGTTTAATATATCACCTAATATACCATCACTTAAATTCAATAGATTAGATACACCAACTGAACTGCCACTATTATTTCTGTCACCAATTACTTTCTCAGCATCTTCAATAATCAAAACACAATCTTTGTTCTCCATTAAGAAAGGAACAAAATCTGGATTAACAATACTCTCTGCCATAACAGGTGGTAAAAATAATACCTTCTTACCTAATTCATGTGCTAAATATTTTAAATAAGTTGTCTTTCCTGTTCCTGGTAATCCATGTAACAATACCAACTTAGCTTTGTTATCATTCTTACCTTGAATAGTATCAACAATATTATTATGCATATCACTAAACCCAGTTCCATAATTCAAATCCAAATCAATTGTAGGTTTACCCAAATCAAATGCTTCAGTTTCAAATCCATATGATGTAGATTTCAATAAATGAATCTTACCTTTCATATCCTTCTTAGCAAAATTATTTAACTCAGGAAATATTTCAAACACTAACGATAATTCACAGGTTGATTGAATCCATAATTTTAAAGGTGCTTGTTTTGCTTTCAAAATTGCCACATCATCATCTACCTCATCTCCTGGATATTGGTCATTCCTATTTGAAAATCCTATTACTATTAAATCATCATTATACACATACTCATATACTGCTGTAATACTATAATCGGTTGGTTCAAAATATGTTCTCCTTTCATGTATACAAATTAATCCTTTCTCTTTCAAATATGGAATAACACTATCATCAAATATTACATTGTTTGAAAAATAAGCTGCATTAATAGCTTTGCCAGTCTTTTCTGAAATGTATTTCTCCGAAGGAAACTCACTACCATGTGCCGGCGAATATAATTTGTATTGTTCTTTATGTAACATTTATTTAAATTTTATTTTATTAATTTTTTCTCCACACCCACATTGGTTCACAAAATGTTTTATCACCTGCTTCCGCTGCTTTTGCTAATGCTTCATCCGTATATCTACTCTCATCACCCTCTATGATTGCACCAGCACCTGCACTACCAGGTCTTTTTGCCATTTCCATGCCCATACATCCTAAGTATTCTGCACCCTCTTGTTTCTCAAGGTATTCGTTCATAGGAGTAGTAATTGCTCTATAACCTTTATCCGTTCCTTTTGAACTAGCATATACATCTGCAATATTTACAATTAATACACCACCTTTTTTAAGTGTTTTCCAAATCTTTCCTAGCGCTTTGTGTAAGAATTGTTCATTCCACGCATCAATTGTTTTATATCTAACCCAACTTTGTGTATCATCATATGAGTAACGTTCCACACTAAAATAAGGAGGACTCGTAAAAGCAATATCAAAATAATTATCATATCCAGCATAGTCAAAATCTTCAGCTGGACTCTCCACAAAATCAGCTTTCTTTTCCACCTCAAAGAATCCATTATTTTTTTCATAGAATTCCGCCTGTTGTCTATAAATAGGATGGTTTTCTTTGCGAGGGTCAATACCTACATAATGTTTTCCAGTTTCACTTGCATAAAAACCACACATTCTATCACCCCAACCTGCTGCAAAATCTAATATGGTTTCTGCTTTAAAGTAATCGTATAATGCTTTTGCTACATTTGGTTTGAACTGAGAACATATATACTTTCTTAGTGATAATGCTACTCTTAATGTTCCTCTATTAATTTCTTCAAACTTTAAAGTGTACATTGCGCCCATTAGTGTAACCATAAATTCATATGTTCTCCAAGTTCTATCAGGACCAGGAGATACCGTCCCATCAACACCCCATCTATTCGCTTGTTGAAAATAGTTTGATGCCTGGTTTCCCGTATTAACTCGTCTGAAATATAATTGTTTACCTTCTATACCTAATCCAAATCTACTATCTCCTGCTTTACGAATGAACCACTCATCATCTTTCAATAACTCATTCCATCTAGTTTTCTTTAATGCCAAATATTCTTTACGAGCATCATCCTCACTAATTTCTTGATAAGGTAGAGGATATTCCATAGCTAACTTTGCTAAGGATTCACACACATCTGCTTTCTCAAATGTGGTTTGAATATGTTTCCATTGTTCTGCATTAATATGCAAATATGGTTTCATATTTTTAAACTGGTCGAAATAATCTAAATACATATTGTTTCTATGTTTTTGTCTGCAACTAGTCTTAATCTAAAAACTATTCCAGGGATGATACCATCTTTTTTACTTGTCCAAACTATATCTGAATCTTTTACAAATCCATTTCTATAATAAAAGTTAACTGCTTTATCATTATATTTTCTAACTGTCAGAAATAAATTTTCTGCGTATTGTGATTTACAATATTCTATAAACTCAAATAAAATCTTTTTAGCATTTCCATTGTGTTGGTCGATATTTGCAATTTGATGTAAAATAAAATCACCACTTTTTTTATAAGTGGTTGCGTTTCTACTCATCTTACCATGTCCTTTGTATTTACTAAATGTAATTACAACACCATCTTGCAATATCATATTACCTTTCTTAATATATTTTTCAAGTTTATAGCCTTGCTTATATAAGTGTGGAAATATTTCTGGATACAAATCTATAATTGCCATAGCCTGATTTGTGGCTACAATCATTTCATTTGTACCTCGTTCTGCTTTTACAAAGTTAAGCATATTCAAAAAATTTATTTAGGTTTAGAGTGTCTTTATACAAATATAACTCTTTTAGTTTAGATTTCAAAATATCCTTACGGCTTTCTATCAATTCACCCGTCCTTGCACCCTTTGCAAAGAACACTTTAGGTCGCCAAAGTAGTTCATCACTAATTTCGCCACTAAAAGCTGCTCTTAAAAGTGGTTTCATATGTCCTTTTTCTTTCTGATATAATGGTGGAATGTTTAAACTATATTCTACAAATGGTCTCCAACTATATGGTGTACGAACTTCAACTGTCCCACCCCACATTATAGATTGATTAGTAGTTAAGAAATTTGTTTTATGCACATCCTCTACTAACTTCCTTCTTGCCTTATCATAATCTTCGGGTTTATAATGAAAGGCTTGAATGTGACCATAACTTCCCCAAATCTCATCTGATAAATCTCCGCTGAATACTACTTTGAATCCCAACTCATCTATCTTTTTTCCTAATGCAACTTGAGCAATTGCACTACCTAAGTTTTGCCAACGGTCTTGTTCAATAACATATAGTGTTTCATCAATTGCATTTATAACTTCATCTTCGGTTAATATAATTTCATGTAGTTTTACATTAAATTCTTTAGCTGCAATTCTTGCGTATTTAATATCATCGTTTATTGTATTCCCATCACCCATTGATACTACAAATGCTTGTATATCAGGCTTTATTTTAGAAAGTAAGTAAGTTATAATTACACTATCAATACCACCACTAAGAATTGTACAAATAGGAACATCTGAAACCATTTTTACTTTAACCGCTTCATCTAATTGCTCTCTTATATTTTTAATAATAGTTTCTCTATCATCATTTATTATTTCAGTAGGTAAGGTATAGTATGTTTTAATACTATTATCTAATGTTTTATAATTATATTCTATATAAGTTCCAGGATAAACAATTTTAACTTGCTTTTCGTATAAATCTGCAGTTGGTAATCCTTTTTTCTCGGATGCAAATACTAGCTTACCATCATTATCAATTGCATACCATAATGGTAATTCACCAACATAATCTCTTACAACAAATGCTGTATTAATTCTACTATCAACTATACAAAATGAAAACATACCATCCAATTCAACGAATGATTCAACTCCAAATTGTAAGTATGCATTTAAAATTATTTCTGTATCTGATTTTGTTTTTCTAGGGAGTGAAATTTTTTCCTCTAATTTTTTTGTGTAATCACTCTGCCATAACTCACCATTGTACACAATACAAACTGATTTATCATCATTCCACATTGGTTGATTTGCAGATGACGATAAATCTTGTATTGAAAGTCTATTGTGTCCGATATAAAAATCATCTACAACATCTACTTGAGAAGCATCTCTGCCTCTATGAATTATTTTATTTAATTGGGTAAAGGTTTGCTCTTTAGATGTAAACCAGTTACCACCTATTATTCCACACATATATAACTAATTTACGAAACTTATTTAATAAAACCTATTATTTTATAGCTTCATTTATAGCATTTACATACGCTATCTTTGAACTTAATCCTGTAAATCTTTCTACAACTTCACCATTTTTTTCTATGATGATTGTTGGAACGGATGTTACATTATATTTTTGTGTTTCTTCCATATAATCATCCACATCGTAATCTTCAAACTTTACATTTGAAAATTGTCCTTTAATCTCGGTCATAACCGGAGCTAGTGCTCTACAAGGACCACACCATACTGCACTAAATTTTTTAACTGTTACCATTTTTTTTGTTTTTAAAATCTTCATATTCTTCTAATAGGGCATCAACTACTGAATGTCTATGATTTACTAATAATGTCTGCGATGCCATCTCTTTTACTTTTTGAGCTACCCTAAGTAAAAATCCAAATCCACTTTCACCCCTTTGTTTTAAATCAACCTGAGCAGTATCCCCACATACTACCATCTTGCTTCTAATACCCAGTCTACTTACAATCATTTCCATTTGTTCGTGAGTGCAGTTTTGAGCTTCATCTACTATTACAAATGAGTCTAAGAAAGTTCTACCTCTCATAAATGCTACCGGTACAATTTCAACTTGTCCATTAACTAATATCTCATCTATTTTTTCTCTATTATAAAGTAGATAAAAGTTTGAATAGATTGGTTGCATCCAGGGTTCCATTTTTTCTCTAAGGTCTCCTGGTAGAAAACCAATTTCTTCTTTACTCACTGTCGGTCTTGTAATGATAATTTTACTAACCGTTTTCTTAAATAACATATCTAATGCAATTTGACAAGCTAATAGTGTTTTACCACTACCCGCTTTACCACTTAGAATTGTAATTGCGTTATTTAATATTTTATCTTTTGCCTCTTTTTGTTCTTCATTCAATTGAATTTGAAACTTAATAGGTCCTTTTTCTTTTTGTTTTTCTTCTTTAATTTTCTCTGTCAATTCTTTGTGTTTTGTTGATTGGTTTTCTGCCATAACGTTTCTAATTGAGTATTATCTTTTATATATTTTGGCTCATAAGGACAATGGCGGCACTTATTACCACAGCAATAACCTCTTGCCATATGATACTCTGGAGTAAATACCACCTTACCTTGTTCCAAATAATATAACTTTTCATTTTCTTTTTTTAATTTCATCTGTTTGTCCTAATAGGATTATATATCCCATTAATAATGTTTTGAACTACACCATCATGTACCATCTATTTAACCTCACACGCTCCACCTGCACATGCTAACTCACCACTTAGGTCTGTCATATCTTCCGTTTCAATAACTTTAGATAAGTCAACATCACTTAATGTTTTTAATAGTTCTTCATATCTTTCTTTCGTACAATCTTCAAATGGTGCTTGAATGTAAGTTCCACCATCGTAAGGTAATACTGAAAGTCCATTGTAGAATTCTTTGTTTTCCCACATCCATTCTCCAACTGCTTTCCATTCATGCTCTCTAATAGATATAGTTGCTGATACATTATGAGAATTATTTCCGTTTCTATGTCCCGGTTTAATCCATTCACCATGTACTTTCTTAACTCTTTCTAATAATTGAATTGGAGATTCTGTTCTAAAGATTGCAGTATCAGGTGCCTTTTGTGGAATACCAATTACTGCCGTATCATGTGGTCTAAAATATTCATCTTCAATTAATTCAGGATGATTCAATAATAAATGAGAATACATTGATTCGTTTTTACCAACTCTTACTCTACGAATATAGTAATCATTATGCCAAGCGTGAATACCACTACTTGTTCCTAATGTTAATGATGTAGTTCCTGCTGGTTTAACTGTTGTAGTTCTTGCTGAAACATTTATTTTTAATATTTCTGCTACCCTTCTATTTTCTATCTTAACCACTTTTGCAGATTCTTTCATATCCAATTTCAAAACTGCACCACTACCAATACCAGTCATAGATACACCAATCAATGCATCTTTTTCAGTTGTTCTTTGCCAAATTGGTCTTAGATAATGAAAATCAGTATAACCTGCTTGCAATGTTCCAATGAATGATGCTGCTTTTACTCTTGCATTCAAATCGCTTTGGTCTACTACATCACTTACATTTACTTCACATAAGTTGCAGAATTGGAAAGGTCTTAACGCAATTTCACAACATGGATTAGTTCCCCAATCTTTGTCGTTTGATAAGTAGATACCAGGTTCTCCTGCTCCACTTGCTTCAATTCTTTTCCATAAATCCATAAAGTAATCTTTAGTGATTTTATGTCTCATTAATACTGCTGAGTTATTTGCTCTACCTCTTTGTGGATTTGTTTCCCACCAAGCACCACTCTTACAACTAATCATTTGCTCATCACTTGCAGAGAATAAACAAATTAATGCTGCTCTACGAATACCACCTGCTAATACTGCATCTGCAATATGACAAACAATATCATGAACTTCAATTGGTTTTAATTTATCACCATCTTTTTTAGCATCAAAGATACCTTCAATTTTAATTAAACATTCTTTTAATGGTTGAGGTCCTGGTGCTTTACCACCACTTGTAATTAAACGAGCTCCTTTTGCTCTAATATCTCTAAAATCAAATACTGGCTTTGAACCACCAAAGAAATATGATTTTACTAATACTGAAATACTATCTGCCCATCCTTCAATAGAATCCCCAATTAAAAATCTACGAGTCTTATCTGCATTTGGTTTTCTAATTTCAGGTAATGCATCAACATGATGTGATTGTACTGAATATCCTACACCCGTTCCACCTAAAAGTAAGAACATAATTTCTGAAAATACTCTCCAATCATCTATTGGTGCAAATGCACAATTGTAAATTCTGTTTGGAGAAATTTCAATTGGTTTACCTGCGAACTGCATTGAACGCATTGAAGGTAAAACTTTCTTATCATAAACGAACTTATAGTTCTCTCTGATTTCTTCTTCTAATTGAGGATATGTTTTTATATGCATATCCATATTTCTTGTAACCAACTCCTGCCACGTCTCTCTTCTTTTTAATTCTGGTTTGTATTTTGCATACTTCATGTACACCGTAATTTCTGATAGGATTCTTGTCGAAATGTCCATTGTTTTTTTGTATTTTTGTAAGATTAATAAATAAAACTTTTTTCAATAAAAGTATAAAATGTACCAATAACTATTAGTATATTCATATATAGATACGACTTTTGAAAGAAAAAAACCCACTTTTTTTAAGTTTTTTTTTTCCACAAGTTATATACTTATTAACCCATATTTTCTATATATTTTTTGTGTAAAAGTTTCTTTTCTAAGTTACCACCATTACTAGATTCTTTCTGTGTCATTACTCCATCCGCTGATAATGGTTCAAATACATCTATCTGTCCAATCATAGTATCCATCTTAGCAGGGAAAGTTAAACCATCTGCTCCAAATCTATTTTTCATAACGTGAAATCTTGCAGTATTACTTAATTTATCTTTTGCCTTTCTACTTACACTCATAATGAAATCTGATGTCATTACTTTTGCATAAGAATCTGCAATTGAATCAGCTTGGATAACTTCAAAATCAATTGCTGAACGATTAGTTTGTGATGCTGTCCAAATTGGAACACCTAATTCACCACTCAATCCTCTGATTTCTTCATATACACCACCTAATTCTGCATAGGTACTATCTCGTTTGTTCACAGGTTTTAATAAATCTGCATAATCAATAATAATTAAATCCGGTTTGAATCCGAATCCTTTGTACTTATCTAAATGTGCTTTGATTGTTTTAACACTTGCTCCTCTCGGTGGATAATACTTAACCATCAAATTTGCTTTGTGGTTTTTAAGTTTAGCTACTACTTCTTCTTTCCTATCTTTCAATTCGTTAGATGGAATACCCGTCATAATAGTATCGTATCTTGTACCTGCATAAATTTCTGATAATTCTAATGTATAATGCATTACATTGTAACCTTGCCTTACAGCATCGGCTGCTATCTTACATAATACCCAAGTCTTACCAACTCCACTCGGTGCTACGATTACTCCTAATTCACCTGGTCCTAATCCACCATCCATTAAATCATTGATTGGTTTCCATCCGGTAGGAACTGAACTTCTTTTAGTTTCTTCCATCCTCATCGCAATATCCTTATAGTAATCGTGTCCTAAATTGTTTTCCATTCCCGCTTTTAATGCGTTCTGAACTACAACTCCTATTTCATCCCAACTCTTTTCGGATTTGATTAGGTCTACTGATTGAAATATTGCGGCTTTTAACTTTTGAAACTTTGAGAATTTAATATATTCGGTTTTTACAAACTCCATATCTTCACTACCGAATACATCATAGATTTGTTTTATCCTTTCTATGATTTGTTTCTTTTGAGTATCAGTTCCCAAAGATGCCAACTTAACTTTAAATACGTCTAAGGTTGGTGCAGCGAATTGTTTTGCTTGATAATCTAATATCGATTCTACAATCCACTTATCTTGTTCACTCTCAAAATAATCTTTGTTTGTAATTTCAGAAACTTGATTAAGAAAAGGTAAATCCGATAATAATGCAGCTATCACTTTAGATTGGTATGATTCACCAAATTTTTCTAATGTATCTACTGCGTTCATTATTTACTCTCTTTTTCTTTTGTTTCTTTCTTAGGATTTTTAAATTCTTTCCACTCCGATTTAGGAATAAATTTCCATTCACTCGTTGCGTTGTAAGCATCCTTATCACTTACTCTAATAATGTTCCCGGTTTTGTTGCTTTTAAGACACTTCATAGGTTGTTTCCTCCATGTTTGTTTTTAATTGTTATTTATGTAATTTTGCGAAAGTAGTTTGAATCCAGCTATTAACATCACCAAACGAATTAATAACCTTCATTCCCATTGCTTTCTTTATGAATCCTAATTTATCCAATTTTGCTGAATTATCCAAATATTTTTGGTTAATTGTTAGTTTTTTGTTTGTTGGAATTTCCGGATCAAATAATTGCATCAATTTATAGTTTCTTTCAACTAACTTTTTTTGATTTAATATCTTTTCGTAGATTCCGTTTTGTGATTTTCGTTCTTCACATAATTCAAACATCGCATCAATTGTAATTTCTTTCGAATCAACAATCTCTGGAAACCTCTTAATGATAGTTTTAAGACCACAACCAGCAATACCATCAATGTTATCGGACTTATCACCATCAAGAGTGCGATAGACCATAAAATTTGCAGGATGTACACCATACTCAGTAATAACCAATTCTTTATCATATAACTTCTTTTTAGTCGGAGAATATACTTTAACTTTGTCATTTACTAATTGTAGGAAGTCTTTATCTGCACTCATTATGACAGCACTTTCTTCCTCTTTTAATAATTGTGAGGCAATATAGCCCATAACATCATCTGCTTCAATGTTATCGTATAACATAATTTCAACGGGTAGATACTCTAAGAGTTCGATTAAACCAATCATTTGTCGTTTCATAGATACACCTTCTTCTTCTTTGTTCATCAAATCTGCGTAGGCTCTATTCACTCTAAAACGATTGTTACCTCTATTCTCTTTGTAACCACTATATAAATCCTTTCTACTCTTTGAGCCACCCTTACCATCGAATACAATTATACAACGAGTTGCATTATATTCTCTGATGGCATATCCGATACCTTTTAATGTACCTACTATGCCGCCAATGTGGTCTCCATTATCATCCATTGTAGGATTTACGGTCCAACTTCTTATAAAAGTATTAAGACCATCAACAATTAATACTTTTTCTTTTCCTAATTGCTGATAGTCTTTTTCTACTTCGTTTAGTAACTTCTTATATGTTTCGTTCATAAACCGTTATTCTGTTTCGATATCGGGTTCAGGCTCTTGCCCTCCGTTATCATATGTAATTTCATCCGGATCGATTCCTTCTTTTTTATATTGTAAGATTGTTGATTCACAAATCTTTCTATAAATTTGGTCTCTCAATTCATCTTTAACTCCCATCATCTGAATGAAATCTTTAGATTGGAATTTAATAACTTCACCAGTTTCAGTGTCTACATATTCGTACCATGCACCACCTTGCTTAACTAATTTGTTATCTTTCATCACCTTTAACCATCCACCAAAATTATCAATACCTCTATCAAAGAAAATATCAAAATCTGCTGAACGTAATGGTGGTCCTAATCTATTCTTAATAACCTGTGCTCTTACTTTTATACCAATGATTCTCTCACCACTTTTAATCTGTCCCATATTCTTTAAACGAATACGAATAGAAGCGTGGAATGCTAATGCTTTACCACCCGATGTAGTCCAAGGGTCACCAAACATCACACCTAATTTCTGCCTAAGTTGATTAGTAAATACAACGGAGATTTTTTGTCTACCAATTACATTTGTAATCTTTCTCATTGCTTTTGAAATGATAATTGCCTTATCAGTTGCGTAACCATCCTTATCATAATCAGCATCCATCTCCTTTTTAGTTGATGCCGCTGCTACTGAATCGACTACGATTGTAACTAATCTATCCTTATCACCTTTACGAACTTGCTCAATGATTGTATCAATTGTTTCAAAAATATCCTCAACTGTGTCTACTGAAACGTATAATAGTTTAGAAACATCTACTCCAATTGCATCAAAGAACTCTCTACTTACCGCTGTTTCAGTATCAATTAATACTGCTACTCCACCTTGTCTTTGTGTTTCAGCTAACACGTGTGCTGCTAAAAGTGATTTACCACTTTGTTCTAAACCGGTGATTTCGGTAATTCTTCCTACGGGTAATCCCCCATAAGGTCTGTTCGAAATTGCTACGTCTAACATTGCTGTTCCAGTGGAAACCCAACCTGGTACATTGGTTGGGGCTCCATCGGAATCATCATCCAAGAAGAAAGCTACCTTTTGGTCTTTCCACTTTTTGTTAAGACTATCGGCAATTTGATTTGCTAAGTCTACTTTTGCCATAAAAATTATGAGTTAAATAAGTCATCAAATGCTGCTGCCACATCTACTTTAGGTGCTGGTGCAGTAATATCTTCATCATCCCAAGGTAAATCATTAACTAAACCAGAACCACCAATTTGAGGTGCCGCATCTTTAGTTACCAATTGTTCTTCAACTTTTTTAGGTTGAGGTGCTAATGTTTGTTGAGAAACAGAAGGAGTTGGGTTTTCTTCTTCAACCGCTGCAGTTGGATTTAACCAATTCTCTAATACTGTCTTTAATTCTGCATACGATAATTCTGAATAGATATCAGTAATATCAGTTTGCTCATCTAACAATTTAGTTGCGATTGAGGAATTGTCATGTAATAAAGATACATTTGGTTTTACTCTGATTCGAGTTTCAGGATATGTTTTACCTGCTTCCTCTACGATTTCAATAACAATATCCCTACCATTTGTTTCATCGGTAATATCGCCGTAATCAGGATCAGCTACGATAGCTAAAATCTCTTGATACACAGTCTTACCAAATCCCCAAAATTTAACACCTTCGTTTTCTTGACCTCTGATTACCACAGGTGCGAAAGTTCTTAATTTAGGCTCCATTTTCTTACCCGCTTTCCAATTCTCAGTATCACCTAATTTCTTAAGTTTTTCTGCGAACTCTAAAATCGGGTCAGGTCTTCCAAAAGAAGCTGGACTCAAATAAGTTTTGTTGTTAATGTTGTAGTGAAATAACAATTCAATGAAAGGATTTTCCTTATTGAATTTGTAAGGTACGATACGAACTTGGTATTTACCAGGTTTGGTTTTCCACAATGAGTCCGTTTTCTTCGAAGTGTTTTGCAACGAATTAAGACGTTGCTTGATTGCATTAATGTTCATGCTGTTTTGTTTTTAAGTTTTAAAAATTTGTTTTTAAGTTTTAAGATTATCGCGATTTAATCTCACGTATAAATATCGATTTTCTTAATTCTTATACAATAAAGATACGATAATTTTATGAAACTACCAAATTATTTAGAGAGTAATTTTATCCTTCTTTCAAGATAAAAAACTGCTTTCTTCAAATCCTCTAGTTCCTTTGTTGGGTCCTTCTTTCCGGCCCTTGCTATGTATTTTGCTACATTGAATAGGTATGCATCTTTGTCTAATCCCCACGCTTCACATACCTTTATTACCTCATATGGGTTATCGATACCACCATAATATGCTGGTCCGTTTACTGCTTCTTTTATATCCGACATATAACTTATTTTTTTAATCCGTACTTAATCCATTTATACCAAACTCTTTCATGTAGATAATACTGAATAGGTTTGTATATCAATTCTGCTACCCCAAATGCGGCACCTATTTTAATTGAACCACTTATCAACCAAATTGTTAAGAACCCAGTTAAGGTACTTACAATTCGATATGTGATACTTTTTGCTATATGTCTCTTAATCAACGGCATATTCTATAACATCTCCATCAGTGTCCATATAACCTTTTCTAATTTTAGTTCCACTAATCAATTCAATATCAGCAGGTGGTGGATGATTGATAACCTCATACCCTACACCTCTACCATAGTTTACACTTTCAATATCAGGAATGATACTTAGTAAAATTTTATCTATGTTTTCTTTAAAAAATGGTTCTTCCATCAAATCCATCATAACTTTGTATGCTGATTTAGGATTACTTTCATCTTCTGGTACATCTCTAATTGCTACCCAAACATCCTTTCCTTTATCTAATTGTTGACGAATTAACCATTCGTGTCCTGCGTGCCAAGTTTGCCATCTTCCGATGAACATTGCGTATTTTCTTTTCATAAGTCTAATTTACAATTTTATTTTTATATTCCCAAATCTTTACGGAGCTTTTTGAAAGTATCTATTTCTCTTTCATTTGTAGTATCTAAATCAATATAAAATTCAGTAGGTGCTTCGTAGTTAGAAACATGAAATCCTTCTCTACCTCTTTCGTTTTTAGTATGAACGTAAATTTCTTTTAGGTTTTCACCCATTTCTAATTTGAATTTATCTCTTTGGTCTTTGTATGGTGAAACCAATGATACCACTACGTTGTAACCTTTGTGTTGTAAGAACTTAGCCAATGTTTGTGCATTAGTTATATTCTTTCTACGACCTTCTTCTGAATAATCTTTGTTTTGAAATACATCTCTAATATCATCACCATCAATAGTGATAACTTTATTTATTAAATGAGCTTCCATCCAATTAGCCATAGTAGTTTTTCCACTACCTGGTTGTCCTGTAAACCAATATATCATAACTTTTTATTTTGTCAAATCTATCACATCAAATACTCTTGTATAAATTTTCTTTACACCTTCGGTATTTGTAACCAATATACAATTTCTATATTTTTCCCAATCTACTTCAAACTTATTATCTAATTGTCCACCGGTTGCTTCCATAATAACATTGTTCAAAGCATTGATTGTATATAATGTATTACTTTGTTTCTTTCTATGAACCAAAATAGTTTTCATTTCTAAGTTTGGTTGGTCATTTTCTACTACTACATTATATGTCACAAACAATTCATTTGGAATGTTTTTGTTTTGAAGAACATAGATGTAGTTATAAGCTAATGTATAATTGCTTTTAATTAATTCTATATGATTTTCTACATCTGTTTTTGTACTAAACGTACAAAGTAATTGTGTCTTCATTTATTTGTGTTATCCTCTTTTTGGTGCGTTATGGAATCTACCTGCACCATTGTTTGTACTTTTACCTTCTAAATTAAATCCGACATTAAATTCAGGTGATGGATATGCTAATATATCAATTCCATCTGACCTATCTATTCCAATTTTCCCTGCTCTTGCTAATGCCGCACCACCCCTATCTTCTTTTTGAGATAATACACTATCGTTTGCAAAATCTTGAATATCCACATTTTTATTATAGGCTTCATGTGCCAATTCTTGATACATATAATATGCTTCTAATCTTAATTTTATTTTAGCTGCCGTATCTTTATCTATTGGTAATTGTGCTTTTTGTCTTTCTAATAAAATTTTAGCATATGCACTTGCTATTTTTTTAGATGCTCTCCCACCTACTTTCATTTCTTTTTCCATATTAGAAATAAATTTAGGGTCTACATTTAATGCTAATGCTCTTTTTTTAATATCTGATTTATAATCATTTATTAATTTTGTATGTTTTGCTAATGGTTCTGAAAGGGGCATTGAGTATGGTACGTTACTTAAATCTACTAATTCTAGCACAGCTTTTTTTATTAAACCTTTTGGGTCATTTTTATATGTTGATTTTCTAGCTTTAGAACCCAATGCACTTGGTCCACCAACTCCTTTTTTAACACTTCTACCATCTAATGTTACAATTCTATTATCACCTTTACCATTACTAACTGTAATTACATCAACTGTTTCTAATGTAGTTGATTGTGGTAATAATGCACATTTACCATTTTCAGTACCTTTACCATTATCATGCATTTCTCTGATTGCTACAAATATTTCTGCGTAGTTTGCCCATGCTTCTTTTAATGATGGTTCACCTTCGTGATTTGCAACTTTTGAAAGTATATGTTCAAAATTTTCTAACCATTTTTCTGGTTGTTTATTTGGGTCTGTTTTACTAAAATCGGCTAATTCTTTAATTAATCCAATTGTTTCTTTATCTGCAACTTCTGCTTTTTGAGCTAACTTAGCTAAGTTAGAAGCCATACCATTTATAGAATGCTGTATTACAATAACTCTATTTTTAGGTGAATCCGGCATCAATCCTTTATCCATATCAATAAAATCCATATCACCAGCTTCAATTTTTTCAGCGTATTCTTCCATTATTCTATTGTTCTTAGCTCTTAATTTTGATTCTTTTGGTGAAATACCTTTTTGATTAGCGTCTGTTTTAATAATATCTAATGTACCAATTTTTACATGTGTTACATTACCAGTGTTATCTCTTATTACTTTTGATGCATTTTTTAATAATTTAGTATTTCCTTTATCATCTACATATGTTTGATTTGCTGTTGTTTTTTTACCACCAAATGTAGATGTAGGTAATATTGCAATACCATTTTCAGCTCCCCATTGTCTAAATCCACCAATTACAGGCGTACTTTTATCTTTTTTGCCTACATATATTCTTACTCTTGCCGTAGGTCCTTGACTTTTAAAGTTTCCAGGTTCTCTTGCAACATAAAGTTTACATGTATTTGGATTTGTTTCGGTAGGTTCTGCTGCTCTAACATATTTTGTAAGTAAACGTCTATCCGATGCTGATGGTTTTTGTCCTTTATTAAATAAATTAACCAATATATCTTTTACCTTACCATGTTCTTTTGCATTAGGATTGTTTTTAGAACTAGCAAATTTAGTTAATGTCTGTAATGTAGTTTTAATTGCATTTTTTACATCGTTTTTACTATTTGCAGTTGTACCTTTGTCATCAAATCTACCTAATAAATCACGCAATGTTCCTTTAGTATCAACTTGAACTGATTGTTTTTTTATTGGTTCAGCTTTTACTTTTGGAGATGGTTGTGGTGTTGGTGCTGATTGTTGTGGTTTTGATAGTGATGGTTTTACTTGTGGTTTAGCATCTTTTTGTTTTTTAAGTTGTTGTAATTTACTTAATGTTTTAAGATTTGATGCTGTTGCCGTTGGGTCCTGTTTTTGTTTAGCATAATATTGTGGTTCTTCCGGATTAGGGTCATCCACCATATCTACATTCTTTTCACTATAACCTGCTCTTTTTAACATTGCCGCTGCTGCGTGATATGCTGACCTTGCTCCACTACCTTTTTGGTCTTTGTAATTTAATGCCGATGCAACCGTTACATCTCTACCTGTATCTGCATTTTTTACTTTCTTTTTTAAGATTGCCGCTAACTTAGGGTCAGTACCATCTTTCTTAGGTGCTTCTAATGTAAATTTCTTTGGTGCTAAACTAATAGCTTCCATCAATTCAATATCGGTAAATGCTTCTGCACCGAATTGTTCTAATACTGAACGTAAATGTTCTAATTGTTCCTTGTTTTGAAAATTTGGAATTGGGTATGTAACACAAAATTCTGTTAAAACCTCATCAATAATTTCACTAAGATTGTCTAAGTTAAAGTTCATCATAATTTTTTCCGGTCGTTGTTTTTACTTCGTATCTACCATGTCCACCTCTTAATAATGGAATGATTTCATTATATAAATATTGATTTTCTGTCGGATGCACATCAAATACAAATGCATCGTAAGTATATAATATCAATTTTGTTTGTTTTCCCTCTAATTTCTCCTTTATTTTCAATATTTTCTTTATATTTCTTTCAGTTTCGTATGCTTGAATATAATAATTAAGAACTTTTGCAGGAGTTATTGGTTCTAATCTTTCAATTCCAAACTGAATATGATATGAATGTGTAAAGATTGCTTTGTTTTTTGTTATTGTTTCTGATAATAGGTTAGTAAGATTTTGTATCTCTTTAAAATATGGTATATGTAATAACTCACTTTTAATTCCACCATATAAATTTTGGAATATCAAAGTTTTTATTTCAGTTCTATCATCAATACCCATTTGTTTTCCAATCCATGTATAAAAATCCATACCAATAGCATAGAAATCCGTAATCCATTTCATCTCTTTCATATCTATCTTTGAATTAAGTTTCGTTTGATAGATAATATCCATTAATAATCTTGGGTGATATGATTCAAAATCCATACTTATTAATTCACCACCTTCAAATCTACTTATAAATGCTTTTCTTTCACCGGTATCTTTTTTAAGAGCAGCATAGTTTACACCACCATAGCGGTTCGATGGTCTTAGTGTAGATGTCATTAGGTTGTATTGAGTGTAAACCATATTATCCTTTGTTAAATGAACTGGATTGTAGGTTAAAACATAATCTCCATCTACCTTTAAACCACTACTTTCAATATAACTAAATGCCGTTGTTGCATCATTTATATATCGTATTGTATTTGTATCTATATTAATAGAAAACTTAGAAACATATTGTTGTATAAGTTCTATTTGTTTAACCATAGGAATACTATCATTCAAATATGGTTCACTTTTAAACTTTGATTTGTAAAATTGATTTAATTGATTATCACCTAATTCAATATCATGATAACCATACTCAATAAATCTTGCTAAATCTATATCAAATCCTTTAGTAAAATTTAATATTTGTGAAATTGCTTTGTAATTAAAAATTAACTGAGGGTGTGTTGTATCTAATAATTGTTCTAATGCTTCTACTTTAATTCCTAACCCATCACCATTGTTCACATTTATAACCCACTCATTGGTTTTTGATTTGACATAGATAAAAGATATACGATTGTTCATCACATGCTTTTCTTCATCTGATAATCTAACATATATAAAATTACTATTCTTTCTATACTCTAATAGGAAACTTTGGAAATCAAATTTATCTTCTACAAATATCATATATCCAAAGATAATACATTTTGGGTATAATACAAAATAAAAAGGAGAGTAATTAAACTCTCCTTTTGTTTGTGATTAGAAACCACCATAATTTTTTTCATCTGGTTCTGTCCAATGTTTAGCTTTTAAAGCGTGTAAATCAATTGGCTCTCTTTTCATATGCCCACCTTTGTTAAAGTTTGCACCTTTTTTTAAGTAACCACCCAAAAAGTTCCTGCGGAATCGATTTGAGTTATTTGCTTCCGAACCATGTATATTGTGCGAATGTAACAAAACTACTTGACCCTTTCTGCAATGTCCTTCGATTTTTCTAAAGTCATGTCCTTCGGGCATAACACAAGGTTTACCTCTTTCATTTCTCCAAAAGTTAGGATTGGTTTTTGTTCTTTCCTCATCCACTTCAATTGGTAAAATTGGTAATCTATGTGAACCTTCGTAAATCCACACTGCTCCGTTTTCAGGATCGTGGTTATCTAATGCTAAAGAAGTGTTGATAATTTCGTTGTGTTTGCAACCTGTGTAGAATGCATTTTGATGCTGGTCTCTACCTAATTGTCCAGGTGGTTTAAAGTAACACCAACTTTGCATTCCCTCTGCTTCCCCTTCCATTAAATATTCTACTGCTTCCAAAACTTTTGGATGACAAAATAGCTTTTCTAATTTAGGTGAAAGTTTATGTGGATATGCAAACGGGTCCCACTCTCCCCACTCTTTACCATCTTCGGTAGTAGTGCCGATTCTTGCTTGACGAAGTGTTTCTAACTCCGCATTAATTTCATCACACTCTTCTTCTGTTAATAAATCTAATATTGTGAATCCTTTGTATCGCCAATCAAATGTAATTTGTTGGACCTCTTCTTCACTAAGATGCTTTAACTTTGCCATATAACTTGTTTTATTTATTATAAATATAATGTATTATTTTTTATTTTCCAAATAATACTATGAGTTTTATCACCCTTTGAAAAACTTAGTATAATTGTTAATATAAGTATCTAAATTTGAAATAGTTTGTTTTCCGTATGCTACTGATTTTTTATTTAATTCTTCGGTTTCATTTCTTTCACCATATATTTTCCATTTAATTCTAACTCCAAAATATAATGAATCGTTTTTGAATATATCATATGTAGTTTTATTTACTTCATATATTAAACCATTTGATTCATTTCTTTTTCTAACAAAATATCTAAAAATATATTGATTGACATAATCTTGTGAGTTTGGGTTAGGTTCAAACGCATTTAACTCCAATGTGGTATATGATTTTGGATTTAAATTATTAATATAATGTTTTGCAATATCATCCATATATTATTTTCCTACTCTATATTTAAATTCTATTATTGTTTCCCATTTACTATCATCTACTTTATGTTCTACATTTGTTACTTGCCAAAATCCACCATCTAACCAAGGAACAGGAGATGGTTTAAACTTAACTGCCGTACCGATTGTTACACCGGATATACCAAGTACTGTCATACTAATCGTTACAGGAATTAATGCATTTTTACCATGTTTACTATCGTGTTCTTCATAAAAACTTTGTACTGCACTTACATCTTTATAAATACCCCAATAATAATCAGGAAGTAATGAACCATACCATGCTTCACTTTGTACATTTGCAAATTTAACTCTATATGGACCTGATGTTTTAAATAATGCCGCCGATAAAGAACCTAATGCCGATAGAAAATTACCTGCCTTTGCCCAAACCCCAGGATCATATTTTACTATTTTTTCTGCGTTTGTGGATAATACTGTTGCATCTACTACCCTTAGTATATCATCATAATATGGTGTAGAAAACATATCTTGTGCCATCTTACCCATTGTATTATTATTTTTCTCACCAAGTATTAATTGTCCTGCAATTTCCTTTGGTAAATCTGCATTAACACTTAAGTCTATTATACTACTATTTTCTGTAAATAAAGTTATGGTTGTAGGTGCATCAATTTTATCATGTACAATATTTAAATCAACAATTGTAAATATTTCTTTACCATTTTTATCTGTAAAATCTGGTTTTATTATTAAATTATATAAATCTGCTCCTGCTACATTTAATTCATCTACTACTTTTTGTAAAAAATCATATATAGTATTTGCACCTTTTGAAACATCAATCAAAAAATCTGTACTTATATAAATATTTTCTATGTATCCACCACGTTTTCCTCCAATTCTATGAATGTTAGTTTTTCCATCATTTGTAACGAGCCAAACAACATTATCTTCTGGAAAATGATATTTACCATTGAATGGACCAAATCGTTGTGTAGTTGTGTTAATAGCTTTAATTTTTCTACGTCCTCTATCCATACTACCTAATCCATCTATAAAGTCTATTGTTGTAGAATTTGGAAATACTACATTTTCAGAAACACTTATCATATTTGGATGACATGTTGCTACTGAATTTGCTAAATTGATTGCAATTTCTAATGTAGTTTTATCATCTTTTACTTCAAACTTTGAATTACATATTTTATCTAATGCAAATCCTAATCTTATATATTCTGTATTAGTATTACCTATTGTTCTAGCCGATACTATCCCACCAAAACCCGCATAATTTATACTATTCTTTTTTATCTCATCTTCGGTTGTTCCACTTAAAGTACCATCTAAATCTAATGCTTTACATATTTTTGATAAACTATCACCATTACTATCTGCATCTAATGTTGAACCTTTATCTGTTTTTGTAAGTGATAAAAATCCAGGTATCTCAGATGGTGAACTTAATTCTAATTCAACATCTACTGTTGCATCTGAATTCATTTTTATAGTAAAATTAGTTAATATACCTGCTAAAAAATCTACTCTATGATTATATTTTTTTACTAAATTTTGCCAATTCAAAATGTTTGTTACGATTGATTTTGCGGTTGTTGTTAAATTTGGTAATGCTTGTGTATTATTATTTAACCAACCCCAAGATACTAATTGTGTAATACCTACTTTAATAAAATTTTTATTTGCTTCAAATTGTGACATTGATGCAAATTTAATTTGTACTTTTGCTTTTCTAATTGTACCTAAATTACCACTAACACCAACATCTAATCCGGTGATAATTGCAGGGAATCTTTCTTTATATTGTTGTGTATCGTTTAAATTAAATGCCGTATATCCTGCATAATTTATAGATGCTTCACCATTAACAAAATTAGTAAGTGTAATAAATGGTTTACTACCGCCAAATTCAACTTTAGAAGTATTTTCTATTTTTGATGTTATACCTTTACTAAGAGGTGATATTGATGGAAATGAACTCATACCTTTATTTTATTAAATCAGTAATTGCGGTTGTGTTAGTTGGTATTCTTAATTGTGTTCCCGGTTCTAATTTAAAATCAATATCTAATAAATTGTTTGTCACCGCTATAATCCACCATTTAGAAGGGTCACCATAATAATGATTTGCTAATAAATCTAATCTATCTTCTGCTTCAGTAATAATTAAAATATCATTATCGCTTGCTGTAATATGGGGTAATATATTAGATACATATACTTTACCTTTACCTTTTTTATTTTCTATGTTTATGTTATTGTATCTCATTATGCTGTATTTGAATTAAGAAGTGGATTACCAATAGGTGACGATATTCCATCTTTCATATCCATTGGGTCTATTGGTGGTAAATCTTCAATTGGAATGTATGGTGAATTTATTTGTGGTGGTGGACCTATTACTATATCGGTTATTAATTGTGCAGGTATATTTACTTTACTTAATTGTTGTGCTTTTGTTTTTATTTCAAACGCTTTTGTATTTGTTTTATTTGTAGTATAATGTGTATACTTTGTTTTATTAGCTACTACTTTATAAGTAATATCCATATCATATACAAATGGTTTTTGTAATCCATCTGTTACTTCCCAAGGTGATTCATCTACAATTGATAAATTTGCCTGTGTTAAAAATCCGTATTCTTCATTTATTAAATCACCAATATTTAATTTAATTAATTTACCAAATACACCTAAATTTCCCGCTGCTTTTGGTAATGTATATTCTTTTATTAATTCTGCTTTATCATAAATTTGTTGTAATTCTGATTCTGATTCTGCATACATTCTAAATTTAAAATTAATTTCTCTTTCCCAACTATCGTATAGATAAAATTTAAAACCACTGCCTACCGATTTAACATCTGTCCAACTAGGTGTAGTATTATCGGTCAATCCATTTAGGGTTGCTAATAAAATTACATCACCAATTTTAAATTTAAGTCTATCATTGGTCTTGTTGTCTTTTAATATATCTTTTTTTAATTCTATATATGGATTTATACTTTTTCTACCAATTGCATTGTTTTGAGATTGAAGTGAACTTGATGCAAAATAATAATCCTGGTCTAAAATAGTATTGTCTCCACTAGCATCCACTTGTTTACTATATGGTTTATCCATACTATTCCATCTAACCGGTTTAATCCAATATGTAGAATAATCAATTGTATTGCCCGCTGTCCAATATGATATCCAATTATCTAACCCTGCACTAACTTTATTTATTTGCCCACCCATATCTAAACTACTAACATTTTGTGTTCCAAATTTTAATAATCCGGTTTTTTCATTTGGAATTAAATTATCCCATTTCGGCTTTGCATTTTCAAACTCTTTAATGGTTGGGTATCTAGTCCATTCACTTAGATTATTAATATCAAATATTCTTAATACATCTTTACTATAAGTACCAATTCTATCATATGGGTCTTTTGTAGTTCCTTTCCACTTTAAAGGTGAATAGTATCCCGTATCACCATATAACATAAAAGTATCAGTATCTTTGTTTACTTCTAAATTTGTATCATAGTGATTTGTATATAATGTAGTTAAACTAGCTAACTCATCTTTTCTATTTATTTTTGATGCCGTACCTTTTAAATTGCCGGCTGTTCTTATATTAATTATTGTTCCTTCTTTTCCTATTCTAGTTGGCCAAAAACTATCTCTCAGTTGTTGTTCTTGGTTATATGCAATAGTTTCATTATCATTTGGATTGGAATTCATCACAAACGTAGATGGAAAAAATGGAAAAGGTGGTGTTTCTTTTTTAGCCGGATTGGTATTACCTTTTTTCTTTTTATTTTTTCCAATCTTACCTATTAATGCACCAATTCCTGCTACTGCTAATCCTACTGCTAATGATTTTGCTGTTCCAATTGCAGCATCTTTTAATTGTCCAGGTGTTTTATTTTCCTGTAAAAATTTACCTAAACCAGTTTTGCTATTTTTTATACCACCATTATAATATTTTCCATTTGCATAATTACTTGCATATAAATCATTATATCTAGAGAATGATAAATTCTTTTCTTCTTCACTACCTTCTAAAAAATCATCTGGAAATTTTGGATTAAAATCTGCTGCAAATTTACTAACTGCTTTACCTATTGGTCCTAATACACCACCGATAGCGCCGGCTACTTTTTTAATTGCTACTTTCTTTTTATGAGGGTCAGATTGTGTTAATATTCTTACACTATCTATTCCGTATATTTTTGGAATATTTTTAACAAAGTTTTTAACTTGAACTAAGTCTGCTTCTTCTGCTTGTAATCCTTGCTCACCTACCAATTTTTTTACTACTTCACCAATACTATTTGGGATAATAGTATTTCTAGTAGCATTTGTAAGTGGAACAGCGTTACCAGGTTGAGGTGGTATCGTTGCTTTATCTGCTAATAATTCTAATAATGATTTTCCCATTCGTTATTCCTTATTTATTTCTACGTTCACTTATTGCTAAATTGGTACTTACTTTTTTACCATCTATAAATACTGCTACTTTACCACTATTCAAATCTGTTCTTAATCCTACAATTTCTTCTAATAATTTATCAGATGAACTCTCAGTTTTACCACCACCTAATGCCAATGCTGTTCCACCTACTATTGCACCAACTGCCGTTACTGCTGCTAACATTGGAAGTGCTAATGTTCCTGCGGTTGCCATTGCTGCTAATCCACCCGCTACCATATAAAGTGATGCACCAAATGCTAACATATTTAAAGCGGCTGTTGAACCTAAACTAGAAAATGCAGTTACTAATGTTGCCATTCCGGTTGCTGCTAAATTAATACCTACTCCTACTAATGCAATTGCTGCACCAAATCCTAGCATTGCTGCTACTAATGGCAATATAACCGGTTGTAGTGGTGCTAATATTGTTGCTAATACTCCAATTGATACTCCCATTCCTATAATTGCCGCCGTAAATACTCCTAATGTTTGTCCTACATTTTTAAGTTTATCAAAGTTTTCAAATGCTTTTGATAATATAAATATTGCAGCTGCAAATGCTATAAGAACAAGTGCCAATGCTGCGATTTGTCCTGCATTACCAAACCTACTTAACATAGATTGTTTACCTCCGGCTGGTGATGTTGGTGTTGTTGGTGCTATTGGTTGTGGTTGTGGTTGTAATGCTTTTGTTTTACTTTTATTAGCAAATCTAGCACCTTTTGGTGCTTTTGCTATTGCTGTATTATTAGCAATCGCTGTTGCTCCAGGTGCTAGTGCATTAGCTGCTAATTTTTTTGCATCAGCTGCTGCTTCTAATTGTTTGTTTGCAGTTATTGCTTTTTGTATACCCAGTAATGCTCCCAGTTTTATAACCATATATTTAATACCATTACCTATAAAGGAAAAATTAAATCCCATTAAATGAAATGCATGCATTAAATGCCCGGAAGAAATAACCAGTGAACCCATTGCACCTAATGTTTTTCCTGCTAATGAATCACCAATTGTATGTGCTAATGTTGAAATTCTTTCGTATTGTTGTGCTGCAACACCACGTTTACCATTTAATGATTCTTCATGTGCTGCCATTTTTTGTAATTCTGAAACTTGTACTCCCAATGCTTTTGCTACCGCTTGTCTTTGGTAATAATCCATTTCATTGAATTTTTCTATACCGCCCGCTGCATGCAATGCTTCTTTCATTGAACCTTCTATATCATCATTATACGCTAATTCTCTTGCTTTAGATAAATTTAGACTTCTACCTAAAAGAACACTTGCTTCCATTTCATCACTTACTGATGTTTGGTAATCTAATAAATGGTCAGCCATTGTTTCTGCCACTTTTAATCCTACTCCTAATTTACCAGCTGCTATTGCTGCATCACCAATATTTTTTCCACCATCTTTTGTAAATTTAGCCATAAATTCACTATTTTCCGCAATATCTTTCATTGCTTCGGTTGGTATTATTCCATTTGCATATGATAATGCTTCTACATATTTAAGTGTATTTTGTCCTGTTTCAAAACTTTTACCTTGTAATTCACCAAATGCGGTTGATAAGAATGCTGCTTGCTCACCACTTAGTTTAAAACGATAAGCTATTAGTGCTACATCGGTTGCCATATCATTTGAAATATGACTTGCATCTCCTAATTCTTTTCCTAATTCCTTTACTGCTTCTCCACTTTGTTCACCTAATATACTTGCAATTAACATTTGAGATTTAAAACCAGTTGCTTGTGTCAAACTATATCCCATTTCTCTACCAATCTCATGAAACTTTTCTGCTAACATACCAGCACCAATTAACATCATACCGAATGCATTTTTTCCAGAACTAAAAAATATTTCTGCAGTGGTTGTTACTTTTTTAAAAGTTTTATTTATTTTTTCTAAATCTTCATTAAGTTCAACATATAATTCTTTTGTTTCTTTAGAAATATTTGCATATTTTGCAGCTTCTTCTTTTAATGTATTTAATGCCGTTACTTGTCCATATAATGAAGTTATAAGTTCTTCATCTATTTTTGCAGTTTCACTCGTTGCATCATATAGACCTTCCGCGATTGTTATCTGAGAAGCTAATAATCCAATTTGATTATCAATTTCTTGATTTTTAGTTGCAATTGCAGCGATATCTTCTTTATTTAATGTTGATAATTCTGCAATTGATTGTATTGCACTTGCTGCCGCCGTTGAGGCATCTTTAAATCCTTCTTTTTGATTCGTAGTTGCTACTCCAATACTATCTGACATATCAATACCAAATTTAACTGAGTCTTTTAGATGATGTTTAAATTCCTCTTGCATTGAAGACATACTATTTATGCTATCTTCTGCTGTTTGATAATTTTGTTTTAGTTGTTTAAGTGCATCATTTTCAGCATTTACTAATTGAACTATTTTTTTTAATTGTTTAACTTTATTAGCTAATAATGTCGCATCAGCTTTACCAAATTCAATTGCTTTACCATTTTCATCATTAACTCCGGACAAGGCATTACGTTCTTTGGTTCTATACTCAAAGATTTGTTTAACTAATTCTTTCCTTTTTTCTTCTAATGCGGTATTGTTTGCGTTATTCGCCATCTACTATTGTCCGTGATATTTTTTCATATATTTATCAAAATCTTCCCAATCATCTTTCATCTTTTTCATTGTTTTTGCAACTTCAGGATGAACACCTGCTTTTTCTGCAGCTGCTATGTATCTACTCGATACACCTTTTTGTAATGATTTAAAAAAATTATCTACAATTGAAGTTAATAATCCTTCAGTTAATTGTGGTTTGTTATTGTCCATATTATGCATGATTTTATATAAATATCATATAAACTAAAAAGTTAGGAGTTTTATCTTCTCCTAACTTTACTATTTGATTTTTGTATTTGTTCGTTTTCTTTCTTTTTTATATCTACTAATTGATTAACATATAATCTTCGTATATGTAATGGTAAATTATACACATCGGAGAACGTAAAGCCTCCACCACCTTGAAATACCAAAAAAAATAATTCTTCGTATAATTGTTTTGTGTAATTAATTGGAAGGGTAAAAAAAGCTAATCCCAAAAGGAATATCAAGTGCCTCCGTGTCACCGGTTACTTCTGATACGAAATCAAAAGTCATATTCATGTCAGGAGAAATTTCTTTAAAGAAGTTTCTCAATGCTTTTGTATCACCTGCTAACATATTTGGTACAAACTTATTAATAAATCCTCTATCACTATTACCATCTATATCTAAAATCATATATTTGAATCTAGTTGTAACATCTGTACCCACACTCTTACCTTTTGTTAATCTTTCCATTGCTTGAATTTCTTGATTAATATCTTTCTCATCTTTGTGTGTAAGTAATTTAACTATCAACTTCTTTTTGGAAACAGGTAGGGTTAATTCATATCTATTTTGTGCATTTAAAATATCTAAATTAATATCTTTAGTTTGTAACTTAGATAAATCAATTGTTACTTTTTGTTTCTCCCCACTAAAAGGGTCTGTAACCTCAATATCGTATTCTGCACCATAACCTAACATTCTAGTTGCTAAGTAAACTGCGTTGATATCTCCTATCACTAAATCATCTACATTAACACCTGGTTGAACTACTACTGATTCTAATAATTTTTGTAAAACGATACCTTTGTTAATTAAGTTTCTATCCGCTAAGATATCTTCTTCTCTAGCCGTCATATACTTAATTTCTAATGTACCTTTACTTAATGGATTTGATTCTGCATATACTTTACCTTCTGATGGTAATGATATAACTTGTGTTGGAAAATCAAATGTTGCTGTTGCTTGTTGTGTTTGTTGAGGTTGTGATTGAATGGTTGTTCCACCTCTTTGAATGTTTATGTTTTCTTCCATAATAACTTTTTGTTTGTTTTATATAACTATTTATTTTTTAAATTTTTACTCACCATGTCCCAAATCGATTTCATCTTCCCACTCTTTTACCGATTTTGCTTTTCTTTTTTTGAATTTAGTTTGTTTTGTTGGTTTTAATGAATTATCATCTTGTGTAGAAAATGGTCCGTTAGATGTTGTATAACTCCAATTACCTATATTTGGATTGTATACAGCAGTTGATGATGAACCACTTGTAAATGATACTAAATTTGGATTAGCAATTGAAATATGGCCAGTTACTCCCGGTGTTGTTGTAATCGTTGTGCCCGGTGTACAAGTTATCTTAAACGGATTATATGGGTCGGTTGGTGGTGTAATAAATGTATTAGGTGTTCCCCATCCACCTATACCAATCGGAGTTCCTATTTTTTCTTCATCCTTAACTTCTTCTAACTTTTCTTTTAATAAATCCCATTGTTTTGGAGTAATGTTAAATTCATGTACTCCTTCCGTAAATCCTTTTAACCAAAGTATAAATTCTTTTGATGTCATAACTATATATTTGTATATATAAATATAACGAAAATAAAAAAGGGAAACAAATATTGTCTCCCTTTTCTTTTATATTTTTCTTTAGATTAGAATTCTAAGATTGCGTAATCGTAAGTTAAAGTTAATGTAATCATAACTGGATCGTTTGAACTCCAATCTACATCACCAAACTCTGCCGCAGAAATAAAAGCACCAACAAGTTTCCATTGTTCTACTTTATCACCAACAGGTCCTAACATATAGAAATCGATATTCTTTTTATAGAAATCGGCGTACCCGTCTCTACCAGTGATAGATTCGTGTCCTGTTCTAATCCATTCCATTACTGATTGTGCACCACTTGGTACAATTGGGTCATATAGAGTGATAGTGATATCAGTCCAATTTGATTTACCTTTGATTTTTCTCTTTAAATTGATATGGTCTAATTCTACAACTTCACTTTCTAACTTAGGTCTGTTTGCTGTTTTAACCATGTATGATGGAATACCATCTATTTCCATGATGAAACGATTCGCTAACTTTGGTTCAAAGTTGGTATAAAATATCTTATCAAATGATAATACGTCAGCCATTGTTTATTCTCCTTTACTTATTATAAGTATATCTTTTTTTAATTTATGCGTTAAAAGTTGCCCCAGTTGGTAAAACATTGAAATCAATTTGAATGAATTCTGCAGTTTTAGTTGGTTGTAAGAATATTGCACCTTTTAAGATGTTTCTATCAATTACGTCTGGAGTGTTGTTACTTTCGTCCATTACAACTTTGAATGCGTATAAACCTTGTCTTTGTTGAATGTTCTCTAAATAAGGGTTAACTGTATTTAAAAATTTAGTTCTTGTATCTGTTGTGTTTTGTTCAAATATTAAGTATCTACTAGTTGAAGCAATATACTTCTTAACTGTGATAAGTAATCTTCTAACATTGATTCTATCTAATGCTGATGGTCTAGCTTGTAAGGTTTTTTGTCCGAATGCTACGATACCTTGTCCAGGGAACTGAGCGATTGGATTTACTTTTCCTTCATATAAAGTATCTCTATCAGAATGAGTTAATCTATCTAATACTGCTACTGCACCAGTGATACCACCTCTATTCAAACCTGCAGGTGCAAACCACTCAGCTGATGTAGCATCGTTTGCTGCATAAACTCTAGGTAATAAAACTGAAGGTGGAACTGTTATTAATTTGTTTGTGTTTGTATCAATTGTTTTAACCCAAGGATAGTAAACCGCTGCATAGTTAGTATCTAAACTTTCCGCTACACCTACTACTGTTCCAATACTTGCGGCTTGTCCTGCTGCATCCATAATATAGAATGTATCAGCTCTATTCTCACATATATCCATTGCGTATTGAGTTACATTACTATGGTCGTTATGATTAACACCAGGTAATACTAATAAATTAATATCAAACTCATCTACATTTGATAATGCATCTAAACATTTTTTATATGCTACCGAACCACTTGCTGCTGAAGTTGATAAATTAAATCCTTGAACATTTGCAGAAGTAATATCTACACCTTTGTTAGAAGAAATTGTTGGATTTAAACCATCAAAACCACCTTGAAAAGCTACATTAAATATTCTACTTGTTATAACTGCCGCAGTTGCACCACTTGTTAATGGTAAAGATGCGGTTGTATCTAATCCAAATACTGTATTTGAATTACTACCTTGTGTTGGAATTGGTTTTAAATAAATTGTATTATCACCATTTCCTTCTAAATCAATACCAGCATATACATTAGTTGAACCAGTTGCAAAAGTTACAATAGGTAAATTAGCTAATTCAGCAGATGAACCACTTATAAAGTTTTGATATGCGGCGTGTGCGTAAGGTACTGCTGTTACAGGATACAAATCAGAATCTTTTGATTCAACTCTAATATATTTAGATTTATTGCTCCAATCACCCGTTGTTGTTACTTTACCATTTGCATCAATTGTACTTACTTCATCGCCGATTACTCTACCGATATAGTTAACTGCTGCTGAGTCTAATGATAAATTATTATATTGTTCTAAAATGTTTTGTCTTTTATCTGTATCATCAAATTTTCTAACATATAAAGAGAAAGTTCCGTAATCAGAACCATTAATATCTCCTGCTGCTTTAATGTTACCAATAGTAACTTTAAATCTTGTATTTTCTACGTTACCATCTGCTAAAGTATGTATACGGAATAAATCATATCTTAATCCACCCATATCTTGTGATTTAATCCAAGGAGTAGAAGCATAAGTTGCATCGTATGTGAAATGTTGGTCACCTAATGTTACAAATGATGCACTTGCAAATTGTTGTAATGAATTTTGCGTTGTTATGCCACCACTAATACTAGCACTATAATATGAAGCATATACACCAGTAGCTGCATCAGAAAAATATCCATATACATAAGCTTCTTTTGTTCCTAATGGTGAAGTACCAAATACATCATCTATTGATTGTGTTGATGATGGAACTAATGAAGTTGCATATGAACCACTAAGTGTTACTCCACCAAATGATATATTACCATATCCAGATACAGAACTAGAAAACGTTGTTGAGAAAGAATTAGTATCTGTATCTGTATTAAATAATACAGCTACTGATTTAGATACAATAGTATTTGTTGAACCAGATGGTCCTGCTAATGTTACTAAAACAGGATTTTGTTCGGTATATCCACCGATACCTGCTACTCTACAAATAGTTACTAAACCTGTCTCTCTTAAATAATTTTGAGCGGTTAATTCTGTATAATATGTACCATCAGCTGCACCGAAGATATCTTCTAACTCAGATGGTGATGTTACGATTGTTGGTTTAAACGCCGGTCCTTGTTTGAAAGGTCCTACGATTGCTCCACCAATAGCTCCAACTCCTTGTGCTATGAATGATAAATCGTTTTCTCTTGTAAATACACCCGGCGATACTAATTTTTCAGCCATTTTATTTGTTCTCCTTATAAATTATGTTATAATATTCTAATATAAATATACAAACATTGTTGTAAAAATATATTATTTTGTATTTGTTGGTGTAAATTCTCCAGTTGTAGTATCTAAGTTACCATCTCCGTATTCTTTTTGAATTTCACCTAAGAAGTTTTGTTCTTCTTCACCTAATCTGTCAAGTTCTTGAAACATACTTTGTTCATCTGCTTTAAGTTGTCTTTGTTGAATTTGGTTTTGTCCTATAATGAAAGTTAATTCATTAAATTTTCCTTTTAATTCATTCACTTTTTGTAACTGCTCTGGTCTTATTTGTGCCATAGTTTTTTATTTTTATTCTATATATAAATATATATTTTTTTACTCAAACGATATTATAATCCGTATCTAGCTCTTAAATTGTTCCAAATATATCCTATTTCAGTTGCAGTTAATGCTCTTTGATAGAAAAAGAATGAACCTAAATTACCAGTATTATTTTGCATTAAATAAATATCAGATGTTCCAGTAGTTGCTGCTGCAGTTGTTGCTGCACTTGCTACTTCTACGTTATTATTATATATTTTTGTTGTACCCGCACCTGTTGTAACTGCAATCATATGCCATCCTGTTAGAGTTTGACCCGTTGCTGATGTGTTACCATTTGGTGTTGATGTAAACGCAATTGTAGATGTAGTTGCATTCAATGTGTAATCAGTTCCTCTACTTAATATATTACCTGCACTACCATTTACAAAGGCTATAATAGTATATCCATTTCCAGATGTTGTATTAAAATTTGAGTTACCAGTACCACTACTATATGCTTGCTCTTTGATACCATATTTACCACTTGCAAATGTTAATGATTTTGGAGAAGTTGCATTAAATGTTGGTGCTACTATTGCCGGATTAGAAGTTCCGCCGGTTAAGTTAAAACCAGTTGAATATCCTGCTACATCATTAAAGTTTGTAGTTGAAATTGCTGTATCATAAGATGCTGCAAATTGAGGTTCTAAATAACATACTAAATTTGTCCAAGGAATTGGTGCAGTTGCTGCTCCTTTATTATGTGAAACGAATCCATTAGCTAAATAAGTATGTGCAGAATCTACTGTGATTGTTGCAATTTCTAATGTTTTATTTACAAATTGTACTAATTCTACTAATACATCTTCTACTAAACCAGTTGTTGGATTATATTTAACTAATTTATCACCTTCAACCACATCTTCTGCTCTTGTAAATTGATAAGTTTCAGTTAATGCATCCCATACAAAGAAAGGATGTGCGTGCGTTGATTTAATTGCACCATCATTAATAGAAACATATGAATCTGCAAATGAAAAATAAATATTACTTACTTCTGCATTTACAATTTCACCATTTGAACCGGTTTCATTATACCACCAATACCACTCACCTTCATCATTTGCCGGAAACCATGCTGGCATATTAGTTGGTACAAATGTTTTAATCATATCACCTGCATATAAATCACCTGCTTTTACAGTTGAACCATCTGCTAATAAAATATCAGTATCAGTACTTACACATAATACATCTGAGTTGATTGAGTTATATGAATCTACTGAATAAATAGTTTTTGTACTTGCTGCACCTGCTCCACTATTTCCTGTTCCGTTTGTAGTATAGGTATCATTATAATATGCAGTTAATGTTGTTGCATTACTACCACTTAATGTTGCACCTGCTAATGCTTTTGCACTAATAGAAGTTGTTGCACCATTTGTACCAATTGTAAAATATGTACTATCGTTTACCGTCACACTATAATTAGCTGCTTGTATTTTTACTCTATTATCAAATGCTAAACCTTGTCCGGTAAATGCAAATGTAAGGTTTTCTGATGTACTTTCTACTATATAAGTAAATGGTTGCGTTACTGCTACATTACCATATATAAATGAACTCATTGATACCGGTGTTCCTGCCAATGCGTTTGCTGCATTTAATGAAGATGATACTAAACCACTTCTAGTTGTACCATTCCATGCTTTGTACAAATTTCCTAAACTTAAATTACTTGCTGCCATATTATTGTTTTCCTTTTAACTATTATAAATATCTAATAAACTATTAACCCATTTGTTTCTATCCGAATACTCCAACATATATTCTTTTATTTTGTTGAACCAATGTTTTTTATATTCGTAATCACTATTCTTAATCCATTGTATTGTTCCTTCAAATTCAGTTTTAGTATCTGCTCTAAAGGGATATACCCAATCTTTCATCCATTCTTTACTTAATATAGGTAGTTTTCCATAATCAACCGCTTGAAATATTGAATATCCAAATGGTTCATAATTAAAACAACTATGTGAAATTCCCCAATCTAAACGATAAAACCAATCTAACTTACTATAATCAAACA